ACTCTGGCCTGCTGGGTCTGCTGGTCAGCCTGGACCTGCATCTGAGTGGTTTGCATGTCCGTTTGGGCCTTCACTGCATCCGGGTGAGGCGGCGGATTCTGCGCCTGCTGGGCGATCTGCTGCTTCAACTGGTCGCCAGCCTGGTCAATCGTTCCTTCTAGACCCTTGCCGACACGGAACCCGGTCACGCCAAACTTCAACATTTCCACGCCCAGCGGAATCAACTGCGGGGCCATCTGGCCGGCCTGCACGAGTTTCTCGATAAACTGTGAAGTAGCGCCGAGAAACTCCATGCGGTCTGTCTTTTCCTGTTGCTCGTCGAGATAAGCCATCGAGTCGGTTTCGACTTCGATCCTGAATTGCCTCAGGTCATCGGTCTTGAGCATCTGCAAGGCAGGACCGATGAATTGCTTGTCGGCATCGCTCAACTGCTCCACACCTCCAATGCGGGCGATAGTCTCCGGACTGAAGTGCTTGCAGATGATCTGCGCCTTCAGGTTCAGCAACCGAGATGCGAACCGCTCTACCTCATCCTGATAGACCTTCAACCGCAGTGAAGCGTAGCTATTCTTGATCTGCTGCGCTGTGGCAGTCTCGCTTGGAGCGGTCTGCCCTCTCAGAATGTCGCTGATCCCGGTCAACTCGTAAATCTGCTGTTTGACCTGCTCGAAGGCTTGATAGGCATCTGAAAGAGCCTGAGCAATCGGCAGGATGTCTACGATGTCGATAGCGCCCTTCAGACCCTGTTTTTCAGCGAAACTCATCCAATTTTTCACTGGGATGAGTGTCGTGTTGTCGCCCTCGGTGAACAGGCGGGCTAGTTCTGGCTGACTGGCGTCATAGACACCCTTGACCTGTAGTGCCTTGATTAGCCCATCGATCCGATCCGAGAGGATGTCCAGCTCTCTCGCCTGATCCTGGTAGATTGTGTAATCTGGAATCGGGACCAGAGTATCCGTGGTCAGCGTGGCAAAGATCGGGCGCGGGCAGGGATAGAATTCCTCGAGGCCCAGCGGATCGGGCTTTTCGTCCAGCACCTTACCTAGTGACTTGCTGATCCAGCAGGCTATTCCAGCCTCTTTGTCCCATACCTCATAAATCAGGGCCAACTTACCAACCGAATCGCCCTCGGCGTTCGACTTCATCTTGCGCTCGTCGGGCGTGGCGTCCATTGGTATCTTGCCGGCCCACTTCGGGAAGCGCTCGTCAACCGCTTTGCGGGTCATGTAGACCCGACGCCAGACCATGTAACATTCCTCCCAAGTCCGCGCTACTTGGTGCCCGAAGTCTTTCCAATGAACGTAATCAACAGGGGCAGACTCTGCGATCTCCTGTAGGTTGTCTATGTCCTCTGTGATCTGTTCTTCGTTTGGTGTTTCAAGCTCGTATCTGACCCACGCGACACCGCGCCCACCAAGAAAGCGGTCATAGATCGACTGCCTGAGACTGACCCCGAAGTCGCTGTGATGCTTGACCTCGAAGTCCAAGGCCCGCTCCAGGATCATCGCCGCGACACGGCCTACAGGATCGTTATCCTTGAACCGCCTGCATACATCAGGCATAGGCGTGCGAGCGAACGTGGCGGCTTTGAGGGTCTGGACGTTCGACCAGAGGATGTTAAAGCGTGTCCTACCTGCACGGATTGTGGTCTTTTCGTCGTCCCGGTAGTCCTTCAGGATGCGCTCGACGCGGCCTTCCCACTTCTTGAACTCGCGTTCGTAGGCACTGATGTGCCTCAGATAGAACTCGACCGAAGCGGCCATGTCAGCAGAAGATGACGGTGCAACTCACTGTGCCGCCAATGACGACATATAGCCCCTTGCTTGTCGCGACCGGGATCGAGTAGAACGTCGCCGACACAGGGGTAAACACAGTACAGATCGGCGTCGATGTACCAGTCCCCGCGTCATCGTAGATCGTGAGCGTGGGCGTCGAGGCCGCGTTACTCACAAAGATACCGACGATATTGGTCGGGATAGTGGAGATGTTTGCGGAAGCGGAGATCTGCTTGTAACCGCCGCTTTCGATGACATTAGAACCCATTCATATTCTCCCTGTACCGCGCGGAGCGGTTTTCCACAAAGTCTCTAAAGGTGCCAGTTCGAAGCCGTATTCTGTACCCTTTATCGGGAAAATGGGCTCTTTTTTGGCTTTTGGCAGCTCTTCTTCGCCCCACGCAACGGCGAGCATTCTGAATGCATCTGCCGCATGACTCGTCCAATCGTGCAGTGGTTTGTCCCTGAATACCTTCTTTTCCTCGTCGAATTCCCGCTGGTATTGCTTGAGGCTTTCGACCCCTTCTTCGGTTGTGTCCCGGTTCCAGACACAGCGGGCCAGCATCAATCGAACGGCCTGAATCCCATCCTGAACCGAGAGATTGGGCACGATGCGCATATTCTTGATGTCCAGATGCTCGGCCAGCTGCTCGACTGTCGATCTGCCCCCGCTTGATAGGGTCTTGGCACGCGCGTCATGGGGTAACCAGTGAATGCCGTACCTATAGGGCTTGGAGTTGACCAGCCGGCCATAGTAGGCAATGTCGTGTCCATTGCTGCCGTGATACTCCAAGAGCTTTATCTCGCCGGCAATGACCTGATACCACCATATCGCGGTATCGTCCGAGTAGCCCAAGTCCCACGCAGTGTGAACGGGCCACGCTGGATCGTGCTTTACCTCGGTGACCCGGCCCTGATCCTCGGCGACGCGCATCTCTTTGCCGTAGAAAGCACCCAGGATAGCGGCCTCGAATGAGCACTCGAACTCCTGCTCGTATTGGTCTTCACTCATGGTGCGCCTGGCATCCCTGAGTTCATCCTCCTCGATCAGATGCGTCTCAGAGGCTCTCAGGCACTGAACGAACCACCCGGCGCTGTTGCCGTGCTTCCAGACGTCATAGAAGCCGTTGTGACCCTTGGGCGTGCCAATGAAGATGGCCCAGCCCTTACGGTCAGCTAGTAGGGGCCGGATGATCTCGCCCCAGACTCGGGGGCGCATATCGGCGTACTCATCCAGCACAACCCCGTCCAGGTACAGCCCGCGCAGTGCGTCAGGGTTGTCAGCACCGAATAGGCGCACACGCGCGCCGTTGATAAGTTCGATCCAGAGTTCGCTGGCGTTGTGCTGGATTCTGACCGGGTTTGAGTACCGGAGCAGGTAATCCCATCCGATAGCCTTGGCCTGGGCGTAGAAGGGTGCGATGTAGGCGTATCGGCCATCTGTCTTGCCATCCTCGAATGCTTTGCGGATCAGGTCGTTGATACAAGCGACTGTCTTGCCTGCTCTGCGGTGAGCGACGATGCAGGCCCAGCGCTGTTCTCTCTCGTGGAAGTCCTCGAATTGATCCCGCGGACAGTACGGGATCGTTATGACTTCGGCTTCGACTGCCATTCGATCACTTTATGGACAATCGGGGCGTTGGGATCACCGGCCACGGTCAGAGGCAATACCTTGCCGATCAAAGCTAAAAAGGCAGCCTGGTGCGTGTCAGCCGTACGCTGCAGATATTTCACCCCACCAGCACCAGCGAGAGACTGGAGAATCATCTCTCGCAAAGCAGCGTTGCCTTGATCTAGTGATCCTTTGGGCCGACCAGCACCTGGCCGCTTACCGCCGCGCCCACTTGATTTCTTCGATTCTTTTTCCGCCATGAATCTATCATACTAGCGCAGCGCTGTTAGCGCTCGCTCACTTCGGTTTGGAGTGACTCATGCTGAGTAGCAGCCCGAAGCCGCCAACATAACTTACCCAAGATAACGAGGTCTTGGCCGATGACCACTGCCACGTTCTATGTGGCCAATCCAATCCGGCTGCTATGCGATGGCCGAATATGTAGGTTACAAATCCGACTCGACCACGTTGCAGCCAAAAGGACACGTCTATTTCTTCTTTTGTGCCTGACGCTGGACTGACAGAGCAATTGCTACTGCCTGCTTTTGGGGCTTGCCGGCTGCGATCTCGCGCTTGATGTTCTGCGGGACTGCTTTGGGACTGGGTGACTTGACCAGAGGCATGATTAGCTCCTATCCGACATAACAGCCTAGTGCGCCGTAGGCACGCGCCCAGCACTGGGCCGGGGTGTATTCGGGATGAATCTTACGCAGTATGAAGTACCTGCGGACAGTATTTTGCATGGTTCTTCACTTATCAGGCGCGTCTGGATACACCGTCCGCACCTCGTAGA